AATCTTCTCACCTTATAACCTATCCCTTTTTTCCCTTATAGGGTAGGTTTGTTTAAATAAAAAAACTTACAGTTGATGCAACAAGAAAAGTCCAAACTAAAGAAAGAAACAGGTATACTGTTCTTATCCAATTTAATCTAAACATTGTGGCTAGTTCTTTTCGTGTGCTCATTTTGAGCTACGGTTTATACATTATATAACACAATGTCAATTCTTCATTTTGTTTTATATCTTTTTTAGTTTTTAAAAACCATTTGTTGTTATGTTCTTTTCTTTCACAGTTAGGATTATCAGAGTGATTAATAAATCCACCTAACGGAGTTCTTATAACATCGTTTTCTATCTCTATGTGCGTCATGCCTATTGTGGTGTCTTTTGGTATGTCTGTAAGACTATATAGACCTAATCCATGTATCTTAGATTCTTTTATAGTTAGATAAAAAGGTAATGGTTTGTAGCTCATCTAGGTTCTTCTCCACCACAAATATAACCTATAACTTTCTTACCTTTGTATTCATGATAAACATGATTACTAAATAAAGTTCTTTTTTTATTTTCTAAAATTTTTACGTTGTTGTGAAACCAACCACTACAGTTATCATGTATTTCAAACGTATCTAATTTGATGTCTCCACCAAAAGTTAAGTACATTAATGTAATCATTATAGGTTTCATAATATTGTTATTATTGAAGCAACAAGAATAATTAAAAATAGAGCTATATCAACAAAAAAGAAAAATACAATAATATTCCAAAGCATTACCGGCCCTGGCCGCGATACTTCTTAGGTCTTGTAGCTCGTGGTCCATACTTCTTTCTTATTCTTCCTGGTCTTTTTCTAGGTGTTCGTTTGTGGTAATTATTTACACCAAACAATGCTTTCTTTTTAGCCATCTGTATCGTCTAGTTGTCTTAATTTAATTTTTGTATCTTTATCTACAATCATATACTTTATTACACCATTAACTTTCTGTTCTATGTCCTCACCACAATTTGTACATCTGTAATATGAGTGTTGTATACCAACTAAAATTGTATCTAAATGACACTCTGGACAATGGCCTGTTACTAATTCTGTATGTAATACGTTTGTATCCATTATTGACTATAGTACATTATTAAACTTACCGCAAACATAGTTTTATTTTGGCATCGCCTGTTCCATGATTACAATATCAGGATTATCTTTTAGATATTGTATTTTTAAATTTTCCCAATGACTACCTTCTGGTTTCTTATCAATAAACCTTACAACCCCTAATTTATTACACATATCAAATAACTCTGCAAATTCTACAGGTGGGGGACTAATATTAGGTATTCTTTTGCACTCTTTTATAAGTTCAAGTTGGGTTTTTATTTTACTTTTCTTCTGCATTTCTGCAATATACTCATCACTACACACAGCACCCAAAGGCATTCTAAATCTAAAACCTAGTGTTTGGTCTTGGTACTCATTACTTGTGCCTGATTTATATTCATGTTGTCTAACTTCTGTATAAGTTTCCCAACTACCTCTCTCACAAGTTCCGTAATCATTTAGATATTCATTTCTTGCTTGCGCATAAGTTGCAACGCAAAGAAAGAATGCAATCCATAATAGATTATCTCGTAAGGTCTTTAAGGTCATAGGTATGATCCCTCACTGTGTCTGCTAATTGTCTATATAGATTTTCTGCCATAGACCATGTAGCTTCAGCTGCGGACAGTCTTTGTTTAAGGTCGTTAATATCTGCTGTGGAGCTAGTTATTTTAGACTCCATCTTAAAAATAGTTTCTTGGTTAGCTGTAATAGTATCTGTAAGGTTTAGCACATATCTAACCGATGTAAATGTTCCGGCTATGATTGCAGCCACAACAGGAACAATTACAATATTTTTTTTAAACCATTCTAATTTACTTTTATTTTTTTTCATTATTTATCTAAATCTTTTGCAATCCAATTAACATAAACGTTCCATGGTTTGCATATTACTCTCCAAACTTTAATAAAAAATTTTTTAACTTTTCTCCATATCGTCATGTTTTTTCTCCTCAATTTCGTAGAAGAAGTTGTCCGTATCTTCGGTCTTCCACTTGCTAGTATTTTCTACGTTCCACTCAGAAGTTTGTACTTTCCAGTCAGGTGTTTCATCCTTAACTGTAAAAGAAGGTATGTCCCATATACATCTGTTATTTGGCTGAGCCGCATAGTTCCCATCGTCAAGAGCTATGATGTGTGCGCACTTATGTTCGTGCGGAATCTCTGAATGATCCGTGTCTAATATATTAGCTTCAGGATGAGCAAAGTCAACCGTAAATAAATATTTTCCTGGATGCCATTTTTTATCTTTACCAATGTATTTACCAGCTTGTCCTTCTAAAATATCCCAATTAGTAACAGCAGGATAATAAGAAAAACAATTCCAAAGTTGTAATTCATCAAGTCTGCGAGACGGAACAGCTTCCGGTTTAAAACCACGTTGAATAAAAGCCGAAATTGGTAGGCGATAAAAGATTGCACCGTTTTCCATAATGGCATGAAACAAGATCGACTTACCTGTAAGAGAGCTAATACCGAAGATAATACAGTCTTCAACTTCGCCATGATGTTTTCTAAGGTCATAAAGATACTCCCTTTTTATTTGTGCGTATTCCACTGGAATGTTTGCATTTAGATAAGCCATAATTTATCATATTAAGATCACACCTATTATAAATCCTACAACAAACCAGATGATTTCTTGCCTATAATAAAGTGACCATATCTCCCATTTTTGTTTTAATCTTTTAAAAAAAGTTTTCATCAACTGATTCCTCATCTTCTTCTGAATCTATGCTACCCCAATTACTTCCTATTTCATAGTCTACCTTATTTGGAACACTAAGTTCAACTACATTTTCCATAATATCTTTTATTTTTTTTGCTTGAGCGTCACTCTCAATAGAAATATCTAATTCATCATGAAGCTGCACCATAGGAATTATACCCTCATCATGAAGATCTGCCATAGCTTTTTTTGTCATATCAGCAGCTGATCCTTGAATTAATTTATTAAGAGCTTTGTAAGTAAATGCTCTTTTTATATTTCCTTGGCCTATTTCGTCGCATGCTTGTTGAAAAGTCATTGCTGTGTGCATTCCAAATTGTTTTGGTTCCCACATATCAAATCTACACATCCTTCCAAGAAGAGTTCTTACCCTACCTTTTTTCTGTGCTCTATCCATAACATTTTTTATAAGCTGTTTTACAAAAGGAACTTTTTCATTGTATCTATTAAATAATTCTTCTGCTTTTTGTTTTTCGTTTATACCTAATTGAGTTTGTAGTTTTGCTTTACCCATTCCATAAAACAAACCAAGATTAATTGTTTTAGCTTGTTTACGTTCTATACCAGCCATATCTGCTACAGTTTTGTGGAAATCTGCTTTACTATTTTTTTCATTAAAATCATCTAATGTAGATGAAAGTCCTGTTATACCAGGAGTCATAGCAGCAAAATGTAAAACTAATCTAGGTTCTTGTTGTGAATAATCAAAACAACCCCAGTTACAACCTTCTTCCGGTTGAAAAATAGATCTTATTCCTGCGCCAATACTTGAATAATTAGGAAGTTGTTGAAGATTAGGATGAGAATAACTTAGTCTTCCAGTAACAGTTCCCCCTTGATCACCTCTTAATTGATGTATGTCTGCATGTATTCTGCCTTTATGTACATAATTCTTTATAGAGTTTAAAAAAGTATTGCTAAGTTTATCTACGTTTCTAGCGGTAGCAATAGATCTAATTAATTTATGTTTATGCCTTTGTAAATAATTTTTAGTAAAAGAAGGCTTGTTTGTTTTTTCTGTTCTTTCAAAATCTGTTATATTTAATTTTTCACAAACTTTTGCAATACTAGCAGCAGCCCATACCTCTGGATAAAAACCAACTTCATCTTTTAATCTTTTAAGGCATTCATCAAAAGTTCTTTTTAATTTAGTTTCTAATACAGATACTTGTTCTTCATCTACTCTTACACCATTCCATTTCATATCTAAAATACAAGGAAATACTCTTGTTTCTAACTTTGCAATATCTTCTAAATCTTGATGTATTATTTCTTTTTTAAGTTCTTGCCATAAAGCTAAAGTTATTTCTGCATCTTTTTCTGCATACTCACCTACATACATTGCTGGTAATTTATACATTTCTGCTTTAGGGTCTATGCCCCAATCTTTAGCAGTTTGATTAAGCACAGTTTCATTTTTACGCATGCCTGTATAAGCATAAGAAATAGAACTTAAATCATATCTATATCTATTTTCATTTACTAATGAAGCCATTATCATAGTATCAATAATTGTTCCGTGTACCGTGAGCCCTAGTCGACGTATCCAACATATGTCATAAATTGCATTGTGAAATATTTTTTTAGAATCTGTTTTTAAAACACTTTGAAACCATTCTAAAACTTTTTTACGTTCTAAATTAGGACCATTTTGATGGGCTATTGGATAATAACCTACCCAATTATTAACTGCTATAGCTATACCTACAACGTCTCCTTCTCCTCTTGTAGAAGCTGATCCTTTTGTTTTTAAATCAGGATCCCAAGTCTCTAAATCAATTGCTATTTCATCGTATTTAGATAAGTCTGGAAAATGATCCGGACAAACCCACTCTGTTTGTGCTGTAAATAATGGTTTTTGCATTATGAATAATCCCTCTCTTTTATCATTTCTAAATAATGTATTGCCTTATCGATGTCCTCTTCTTTTCCTTTCGCTGCATGTCTGCATATGTACTTTATAGCCGAGGCTTCTGCGAAAAGCAACCTGTTCTTGTTTACAAACTCACTTGGCTGCACGACCATATCTCGGTAGTGACTTCCTCCAATTTGCTTTTTATATACACTTTTTTTTTTCATATTTTATACTCCTTTAATTTATATATCCTTGTGGTCCTAGTAGAGGAAATGTATTGCTTTTTCTTTGTAACAATGGATCAAAAATCACTAAAGATTTTTTAGTCCTTGTAACACCCACATAACAACACCTAAGTTCCTCTTCCTCAAGTCTTGCTATTCCTGAATTGTAATTTTGTAAACCTATATAACCCCAATCATTTGATAAGATTACATTACTGCTTTCCATTCCTTTTAAACCATGTATTGTAGATACTCTTATTTTAGATTTAGATAATGTTTTGTCATTTTCCCAAGAAAATTTTAAATAACTGTTGTAATCATCATCGTCTTGAAATAAAGCGTTTGGTCTTTGTTTTGTTACTTTTCTTTTTGTTGAAAAACTAAAAACTTCATACCATTCCTTATTAATGTCTGCTAAAACTTTAAATTGTTTTTGTATTTCTTTATATGTGTAAGTAACATTTTTATCAGTAAATTCTTTAGGCCACAAATTTTTATCTGTTAACGCTTGTTTCATACCGTATTTTACTAAACCTGATTTAAGAACCTCTGCTAGTTTTGCTATGTAAGGCCCACGAATACCTATTCCATTTTTTAACATATCCCAAGTCTTTAAAACTTCTCGCACAGATTTTGGAACACTTGATACAAATGAACGTATGTCATCTCTAGATTTTTCTTCCCAAATAATACCTCTATCTTTTAAATATCTTACAAAAAGACGGCAGTTATTCCACGTTCTAGCCATAAAAAAAGCTTCTGAATCTGGATGAATAATATAATCTAACTCACTTAAATTATTTATAGTTGTTAACTCTCCTTCTTCGTTATCACATGCATATTTATTACCTAATCTATGGTTGTCTGGTATTTCTCTTATAATTTTTTGAGCTAATCTATATATTTTTTTAGGTAATCTATATGTTTTTCCTAAAATTTTTTTATCTGAACAAGGCCATTTTAAAAAAATTCTAGGGTCAGCACCTTTCCATCCAAAAATAGATTGATCATCGTCACCAACTAAAAATAGTTCTTTTGTTTTTACACCTATCTTGGATATAACTTTCCATTCTAATTTAGATAAATCTTGTACTTCATCTACCATAACAACTTCATAACTTGGAAATTCAATATTAGGCACTAGAGCTTTTTCCAACATATCTTCAAAATCAATTAAATTATTTACTTTTTTAAATTTTAAATAGTTGTTGTAAACGTATGATATTTCTCCCCTTAATAATTTTGAAAATTGAAAGTTGTCAGTGTTATCGCTAAAATCTAAAACTTGTTCAACAGTTTTTTTTAATTGATGTCTTGCTTGTCCTATAAGACTAAAAATTGAAAAGAATTTTTTATCTTCAGTTTCAGTCCACGCAGCCATGTCATCTTCGTTATCTGTTGCTATGTATTTAGGGTCATCTAACATAATCCAATTATCTGGATCAGTTTTAATTTTATTTTTAAATTCTGATTTAGCTTGCGAAGAAAAAACATCATAACCAGGTAATTTATCCTTGCAATACTTATGTATAGTCTTTATACTTTCGGCTTGTTTTTCAGAAAAATTTAACTCACTAATACATCTTTCTCTTAAATTAGTAACTGTTGCTTTTGCAAAACCTATCATTAAGAGTTGTTCAGGCAACATACCTCCTTTAAAATAACTACCTATAATATTTAATATTTCTGTTGTTTTTCCACAACCAGGACCTCCTAATATTTTATATCTTTTTTTGTAAGGATACATTAGTAAGATACCTTGTCATTTTGTTCAAAATCTACTT